CCAGTGCTTGCACGAACACCTTGTGAGACTTTCAGTCTTACATTCTAAACCATGGAGATAGACAGTGCGCAAAATCCGCTCAAAGAAGGTTGGTGCTTCTGGTGGCACCTCGGTGATTTATTCGTCACCTGGTGTTATCTTTAGCAAGTCCACCCTTCAGAGGACGGATTACACTACTGTGGAGGAGCTTATCACTTCTTTTGGTCATCCCTTTAAAAATCGTAAGAAGCCTAGGCGTAAGCCGAAGCGTCCCAAGAAATATAAAGGACATAACCACCAGAAGTTGATATCGTATTCCCAAGCTGTAGGTCGCTATTATAAACGTTTAGCGAAATACAATTACTGGAAACGACATGCTCAATCAGCTGACTTAGGAGGACCTTTTGAGTCCTATAAGGTCATCCCCAAGCCTACGTTCGTACATATGTCCGATCGTAAGTCTCTTGGTGGATCTGCGTACCAAACGTGTGAGGGAATTTTCTGTGCTACGACTCTTAGTCGTATCCACACGAGAACTCTCTTTCCGTCTAGTGCGTTAGAGCTGAATGCGTTAGGTGCGATTGGAATTTCCAAATCGCTCCCAACCAACCCCATTAGTGGGCTTGGACAATTTCTGGGCGAATTACGTGATCTTCCTCGTGCCATCAACCCAATGTTATGGGCTGGTAAGACGAAGAGATTCCAACAACTCGCACAGAACGGATCGAGCGAATATCTTAATGTACAGTTCGGATGGAAGCCATTTGTCGAAGATATTATCGACACTTTGCAAACACTCGAAAATCACCAGTCCCACATTGCAAGTTATGCAAGTAGGTCTGGTCAGCACATTAGGAGAAGACGAACGGTCCTTGAGTCACGCACTACGCCAGTGACAACGGTTATTGCTGCGTCCAATGCTGGACCCAACCCTACACCGACGACAGTGGCGTCTGGAGGAAGCTTGCGGAAGATCACTCACCAAACTCGGCGAGTGTGGTTTTCCGGAGCCTTTACATACTACCTGCCTGAGATAGATGGTTCGATTAGTTCTTACTATAAGCGGTATTCTGCTTATGCCCATAAACTTTATGGTGTAAGTCTTAATCCCCACTTACTCTGGCAGTTAGCCCCCTGGTCTTGGGCCGTAGACTGGTTTACGAATACTGGTCACGTTATACGTAACTGGCAGGCGTTTACCAATCAAGGGCTTGTGATGCATTACGGTTATGTTATGGAGGAAAAGATTCTTGGAGAAGATTATTGGCTCCAAGGCTACAAAATGTCATCTTGTAGCTCGCCTTCCATAATTGATACGAGATACGAAGTATCTCGTGTTCGCCGTCAGGCAACACCCTATGGTTTCGGGCTTAATCCGGCGAGTTTCTCGCCGTTTCAGAAAGGAATTATCGCAGCGTTAGGGATTAATCATCTCTCCCGTTGAGAACGTTCCTTTCATTACCCTGTAGAGGAGTTTGCTATGGCCTTCGCCGATCCACAAACAATTACTATCAACGCGGTTGCGAGAAGTCTCGCGCGAGTTGACATTGACCCACTAGGGGTCTTCTACTCTTCTGATGGTCTCTCTAAAGAGACCATCGGACAAGCCACTAGCGGTAAGGACCGCTATCGGCGACTGATTCGTTTCGATGATAAGAAAATCGCAGCGAATCCGTTCGACTCCTCATTAAACGCTTATTACAATATGGGCGTTTATATAGTTGTCGATGTTCCCAGCGTCGGATATACCGTTGCTGAACAGAAGCTTGTAGTAGACGGCTTTCTTGCCTATCTTACTGCATCTTCTGGAGCAAAAGTAACCCAACTTCTGGGAGGAGAGAAGTAATTGTTGTAGGTCGGAGGCGATAGGTTAGGATAGCAACCTCATATAATGAGGCCACTATGAAAAGCCTAATGCCCCTCTACGAATGCCTGCTCACTGATGCGAGCAGGTGGTGTTGTGCTAGCACCCTCAGAGATCTTAAAACAATCTCTGAGCGGGTCAAAGGTGAAGGGTTATCATTTTTGACGATAACTCTTCCCCGGTTTTGTCAGGACTTTGAACAAGCCCTGGCCAGATCCGGTGTCGTGTCTACTGACTTCCAAGGTTTCCGGAAGACAGGGTTTCTCCCTTCATTTCTGAAAGGTTTAACCACACTTATCTTTGACCAGCATAGTGGTCGTCTCCTTGACGTGCCAAACGTTAACGCGATTTTCTTCGTGCGGCAAATCTGCCTCAACGCGAAGAAGGTCGAGCTCGATTGCACTGAGAAGCGCACTCGGGCAGCGTTTCGTGAGTACGTCAAGGTTGATCAAGAGACTAGACTAGCGAGCCGGATGCTCACCGACTCCGATTTGAAGGAGTTCAGTGATGTGTCCGATTTGCTATTTAGTGACGTACTGTCTAGGGCTGATATACTTGTTGGCCTTGGGCAGCACGTTCCTAAGCATGGACCTGGATCCACAGCCGATCGGCTTGTGGCTAATAGGAAGTATGATCTCCCTACTTGGTCTAGAAGGTTGGAAGAAAATTTCTTTCCTTCTTCAGGATTCCGGATCTCTTCTTTTAGAGATCCTGTTCCTGATTGCTCTGTTCTCTTGGAGCCTCGGGATGAATTACCTGTTAAAGTAATTCATGTCCCTAAAACGCTCAAGAGTCCGCGAATCATCGCTATGGAACCTGC